CCATGAAAATTTTTTTAAAATGCCCTGCCTGCCACAAAGAAACAATCGTTTCTGTGGAAAAGCATCTTTCCGGAAAGAAACTCATGGAACACCTGAAAGACTTCCAGGTATGTGTTGATTGTGAAAAAAATGGCCTCGGAAAAATATACCTTAATGTAATAAAGTTTGACTGGGAGAACATTCTAGAAACTAGTCAGCCGACATAATATTTTGTTATACATTTTTTAATCCTGGTTGTTCTTTGATCCATTCAAGGAATTCTGTGCGATTTTTAAATAAAAGACACTCTGAATTAGCATTCATAAAACTACTTACCAAATGTTGTAAATCATAGTCACATCCTATATTGAAACCATCCCCACTATGCAAATTAATTATATCACCATTTTTATTTATTCTATGATAAAATGTTAATTTATATACATTGAATATAACAATACGAGAAACCATTACTATATATTCATATTTATCAAAATTAATAATCTTTAATATGCCATTACTATCTAGTTTATAGGTATCCATGATTACCTCTGCACGGGAATGGTTCTTGCTTTCCATTCCATGTATTCATATACGCTATCAAATATAATAAAATGAGTAGTTGCCAATAATGGTTTATATTTCGAACCCAGTATCCTAAACAAATTCTGATAATCACTTAATTCAGTTTGGCATAAGTTTATATGAGAATTTACGATATTCATAGAAGGTATGTGATAAAGTACTTTGCTTTGGTTCTCCAGCAGAAAATATGATACCGGTAATCTTTCATCGTTATATTCATCAACCACCACAATAATCTTACTATCAAGGTCATCATTAATTATTGGGAATACGCCATTTGCATCAGGCTTTATCGTTTTCAACATCCATCACCAAGTTAACATTACACTTACAAGTATTAATAGTTTTTGGTTGCGCTACCATGAAAAAAACAAAACTTGAAAATCCGCTTCCTGTATTGAAGTCGCCGATCTTAACCCCTAGTGGTGACATTGCTCCCTGGTTACTTGGAGAAAGAGGAGACATTGCAATACAAAAAGCAAAAGCAAGAAGACACTTACTAGACTTTACCTTATACACAAAACCAGATTATTCTGTTAATTGGCACCACAAGATCATATGTGATTACTTGGAACGCTGGGCATTTGGTGACATAAAACGACTTATGATATTTCTTCCACCCGGCAGCGGAAAGTCTGAATTGGTTTCCAGAAGATTGCCCGCCTGGATCTTCGGCAAGAATCCCGACATCGGTATAATGGCCACAAGTTATTCTGCTTCACTCGCATCCGACATGAATAGAGACGTCCAGCGAATTATAGACGATGACTTATATCGCGAACTTTTCCCAGAAACTTTGCTATCCGGCAAAAACGTAAAAACAATATCAACAACCAGATCATACCAACGAAATACTGAAAATTTTGAAATTGTAAACCATGTAGGTTATTATAAGTGCGCTGGTGTTGGTGGATCTATCACTGGTAAAAGATTCTTTTATGGTATTATTGATGACCCAATTCGTGGCAGGAAAGACGCTGAATCAGAAACCATTCGCAACGGTATCTATAATTGGTACAAAGACGACTTTTATACTAGACGACTTAATATGGATGCCCGTATATTGATCACGCAAACTAGGTGGCACGAAGACGATTTGTCCGGTCGACTCCTTGCGTTAGCAGCATCTAATCCGAAAGCGGAACAATGGACAGTATTAAAATTCCCAATGATCGCTGAATATCCACTGGAACCACAAGATCCACGGCAAGTCGGCGAAGCGTTATGGCCCGAACGTTTCGGAAATGCTGAGGAATTGGAAGCCACTAAAATTAGCGCCGGTTCTTATACTTGGGCGTCACTTTACCAACAGCATCCTAGTCCATCGGGCGGTGCCATATTTAATAGGGGCTGGTGGGGAATACCTGGTGACATCGATCCAACCCACAAAAACCAATTCTACATCCAAAAACCAAAAGACCTTGAATCCCATATGGATATCATAATACAATCATGGGATTGCACTTTCAAGGATGCAGAAGACACTGATTTCGTAGTCGGTCAAGTATGGGGAAGAAAAAAATCCGACTTCTATTTACTTGATCAGGTTCGTGCCCAAATGGACGTCATTGCCACTATGCAAAGTATTACAACGCTTTCAACGAAATGGCCAACATCTTCCGCAAAACTAATAGAAGATAAAGCAAATGGTCCTGCAATAATAACAATGTTGAAGCGATCAGTACCCGGTCTTATTCCCGTTGAACCACAAGGCGGAAAGGTAGTTAGGGCACGCGCAATCACCCCTTATGTGGAAGCCGGTAATGTATGGTTACCGATGCCACAAAACGCCGATTGGATACATGATTTTTTGGAAGAAGTTGCATCGTTCCCGGTTGGAAAAAACGACGACCAGGTTGATAGCATGACACAGGCTTTGTTTTACCTATCAACGTTTACTAATAATGTTTCTATTCCAACAAGGATTCCAAAAAGAGTTATAAGAACTGGAGGCGGCTGGACAGGCTAACACCAGTCGTAATGATTTTTTTATACTTTTAGTACTTCTCCAAGTTCTGACATTTCTTCTATAATATAGAAAATATATTCATATCTACTTCCAATAGAATTAATATAACACCTTGTAAGAATATCTAGAACTGTTTTTCCAGTAAGTCCCCATATGTGTATATCATCGTTACCTTTACCTATTGTGCCGCCTTTTATTTTATAATCATTTAGTGAATGTTTTTGTACAATTCCATAATAATTTTCATTATATGGTGTATTCACATGGACCAGCACTATTTTATCATCTAGATTTTCCAGATCATAAATTTTTTCCTGAGGATTCTTGAATGTTATCATTATGTCACCTACTAATTACTATCATTGTCTTCATTAACGTGAAATACTTTATCTGGTTTATTAAATACTTGCATATTAGACACCACCAAACAACTCAAAAAGTACTAATACAAACCATACAAATAATAATGCATACGTTGTAATTTTACCGTAATGTGTATCACGTCCATAGTATATAAATTTCACTATTTTTTTTGCTTTATTTATGTCGCATACAAAAAACTTACAAGGACCACACATACGTGTATTATATAAATTGTATAGTTCGTATTCAGACTTCATGAGGCCGATTTTTGATTTTGATTCAATACATAAGTCATGTCCTGTATAATCATTATCTAAAAAACTGGTTCCACATATCCAGGCAAAACCTCCTCTTTTTGTATTCACCATTGTCTTGCAATATAAATTTTCATATACATAAACAACACAAATAACCGTTCTACTATCATCATCCTCACTTATGTTCGGTATTTCTTTATGAGGGTTATTAATTTCCTGGATCGTCGGATCTATTTTTTGCAGGTCTTGTAACGTTGCTATTGACTTTGTCATTTAGTTTTCACACCCGATATAACTTTTGGCTACTAAAGCAAATTTCATTCAAGACACATAACATTTCTTCCTTATTTCTTATTACATAAAACATTACATAATTATTGCCCATGGCAATTCGAAATTTCGATATTGTTTCTAGTATTGAATGTCCAGTAGTTACCCATGTTGTCATGTCTGGTTCATAACGAGAATTTATGATTTGTGTCCCTCTTATTGCGTATTTGTTTTCACGAACCTTCACCACAATACCTACGAATTTTGAATAATTTGTTATCGTATGGATTAACACAATTTGTTTTGTTATGTCCTCTGAAATGTTAGGAATTTTTAACATCGGATTTTTGAATTTATAAATATCATCGATATGCATTTTTTTGTTTGGATTTTCCAATTGTTCTAGCATGTTCTTTAATTCATGAAAGTTCGTGGGTATTCTGTCCGTGTCTTCTAAAATCAATTTAATTGCATCTTTCATAGCAAACTTTTAGTTTTGTCTTTATTTATAACTTTTGGTAACAATTATTATAAATATTTTTTAATAATTTATTTACAATATTAACGTTTTAAGCACTTAAAATCAGTTTTAATTTAGGCAGTAGTTTTGATATTAAATAAAAAAGATCGTAGGTTTTTGCATCGATTTCCCCGCGATTTCGGACTCTAGTATATAAACTAAATGCTGAAAAATTAGGGTTTAGGGGAAAATATTTTCGCTCCCAATTTTTCTAGTTCGGTTCGGTTTCCAATATTTGCGGAATCTTAATTCTTGGATTACCAAAAATTTTCAATGTGACCACCTAGCTAGCATTCCTCTTTAATGTTTGCAAGAAGTGTTTTTCGATATTCTGCTTTCATGTATTTGAAAATACTTGCTATGTGGATGGCATCGTGGTCTACTTCATCTATGGTTCTATTAATGTAATCCAAAATAGTTTCCATGTTGTCATTTCTTTCACTTGGATATCTATGATAATAATAATAACTATATCTTTCTATTGACTCCATTACACAACTTGCCAATTCTCTAATAATGGTTTCCTTGTACGTTGAGTTAGAAGTATTTTTTCC